GTATGTATCGTAGTAAGCTAGACCTACTATAGCATCAGTGCTAGAAGCTTCATCAGATATTTTCCAAGGAAAGAAAGCTTGTAAAGGTATGTCTAGTATTAAGAAGTTATTTATTTTAGAAGCTACACTTTCACCTGCGTTAGGATAGCCCCAATACAATCTTTTATTTACATTGTCGTAACAAGCTATAACTTTAGCTTTTTGAGCATCAGTTATCTCGTTCCAAAATTTTTGTATAGTAGGTATTGTTAAGTTTTGTTGAGCACTCGAACCTGTTACAGCATCAGCTTGTAGTGTGTGTATACCGTACTTTGACCACCAAAAAGGAACACCGTCTGCTTGAACAAAAGTACCCTGATGAAGAATACCTACTTTACTTACTTGACTTACTGAGTATTCTGTAGCTCTAAAAACACCATCAACACCTTGTATTTGCCAAACACCATTCTCAGCAAAAACAAACAACGCAGTCTGAAAAGCATAAAGTTTTTGAATGTTGTAAGCGTCTGGTATCTCTATAACACCACCGTCATTGTCTAGTAAGTCAGATAAGTTTTCTGACGTAGGGTCATTACGTTGATGGCACTCACCTAAATCATTTTCATCATCTACAATTCTAGAAAATAGGATAGTACCTGCATTTTTAGAACTGTTTAATCCAGCGTAAAAAACTCTACCTGAGAATGTTTCACAAGTTTGAAACCTAGATGATTCTGTTTCATCATTTACTCCTTGCAGTGTGTAAGTTTTTCTAGGCTCTGTGTTGTAAGCTGCTATTCTTTGTTTGTTGAAGAAGTTTAGAACAAACCTACCGTTTGCAGTTAAAGTTTTACCTGCGTCTATTTTAAGAAACTCTGCTCTGTTTTGAACATTACTAGAGTCTTTCCCTGAAAACCAAGGATGTGTTAAGGGTGGTTGTAGAACATTACCGCTTTGAACAATGTGAGTTAGAAATGCATCGTTGCCAGATAGTACTGTTGCAATACCATTATTTACCGAACCCCATCCTGAGTTATAAGCATCATACAATCTAGGACCATTAGCAATACTAGATGGTAAACTACCAATTATACTTTTTTCAACAAAGTATTCATCCCCTGCTGAAGCATAACCTTGCCACTCAAAGTCTCTTACTTCAAAAGTTAAAGCTATTGATGACACACTATTGCCAGAAATCTTTAACCTTATTGTATTCATAGCAGCAGAAGTTACTACTAACATACCTTTTATATTAGTAAATTGACAAGGTGTAGTAGTTATTGCATTAGTTCCAGCAGCGCGAGAACTTATAGAGTGGGAAGTAACTAGTTGGTTTGAGTAAGGAGCACTAGCTTTGTTGTAAAAGTAAAGGGTAGATCCTTTTTGTAAAACAAGTAAGTCTCTATTTGCATCACCACCTGCGTTTCTCCACTCTCCTGTAGCAACAACTTCTGAATTGCTAAGAGTAAATGAAGACAAAGCGTGTGAGCTTTCGTACTCTACGTTTAGTCTTCTACGTCTAGTACCATCCCTGCGTAGGTCACAGTTGGACTCATCAACAGAAGCACCCTCAGGAAACGTAAGTTCAGAAGCTTCTGTGATCAGACCTTTTACAAAATTATTTACTGCTTTCTGACTTATACTTTGAGCCATTACGTTCTTTCTCACGTTGGTCTGCGTACTCGTTACGCTGAACAGTTTTGGTCTTTACCTTATTTCTTAGGTAATCTTCTACAGCTTCCTTACCTTTTTGTAGGCTAGAGTATCTGCCAGATAGTTCGCTTGGTACTGAACCCTTCTCAAATTTTACTCTAAAAAAACTGTATCCACTTTCTTCTTTACTTACGTAAATCTCTGACACCATTTTGTCAGACTTTATAACACAGCGTTGGTTTACTGTATCAGTTTCTATGTCTATCATTAGGTTCTTCCGTAGTTGTTTCTAGCACCCTGTCTGCTTTTGTATTGATCGTTTTGTACATAAGACTTTAGCCTACGTGCAGCCTGTTCAATCTTAGGATCAGAACCACCTTTGAAAAGACTCATAGATGTTGACTTTGCTTCAGCCAATAGTAAAGGCATTAGTGTTTGGTCTAAGTCTATAGCAAAGCTATCTGTTTGACTAAAGGTTGGGTATATAGAACAAAGTGCTCTAGTTTTAGCAGCAGTTAAATTAGTTTCCACTGAAGCATCATAGGAATCCATTATAATGTGATTGTCGTTGAATGATGTGTAATAGGAGGGGTCTCTATCATTTGCTACAAAAAGTTCTACAGACTGATCAACGGTTGTTACTTTAAAATCAGTTTCGCTCATTCTGTCTATAAACTCTAAAGGAGGAACATAAAGTATTTCTCTGTAGTCTTGACTAGACGCTGTACCTATATTGTAGTCTACTCTTATTAATTCTTTTGTTCTTGCAGGATAAGTAAAATGAGTAGGTCTTGCGCTGCTTCCTAAAGAAACTAAAGGAATTAGTTTATTGTGCTCTGGAATACTTCTTGCTGCAATTATATTAAAGTAAGTATCTTCTACTACCGATGCAATCTGTAAAGCTTCAGTTGTGTCAGAAATACTGTTTACATTTTCTGAATCCATGTCAGATAAAATAGATTGTACTACTTGTAGAAGAGTGCTTTTCATTTGGTACTATCCAATAAAGAGGGAAGGAAGGGTGCTCCCTAAGGAACACCCAAAGCTTTTAAGGCTCGATGTATTCGATAACCAACTTGGCTTCACCAGCAGTAAATGCTGCTGTGCCATAGATAGCTTCGACATAAACATCTGCGCCACCAACAGTTGCTGTACCGCCTACTGCTGCACCATCACAAGCTACTGCTTTATCTGCACCGATAGCAGCCAAAGCAACTGCTGCGTCAATACCATCGGCATCAACTGCAACACCAGCTTGAGTGTAAGTACCTATTGTCAATGTAGCTGAACCACCTGAGGTGAAAGCTGTAGAGACAAGAAGGTGAGCACCAGTAATGTACGAACCTGCTGGAATGAAAGCATCGTGATCTTGTGGGGTTGCCACAGATGAAGGAACTTCTGTTCCTGTGATATTCATCACCAATGATTTCTTTTGACTTGAAAGAGAAGTACCACGCTTTGCAGCAGTTCCCTGTTCACCTGCGGTAAGAACTTCTAGACCGTCTGCGTTTACATAACTCATAGTCTACCTCCTTACGCTACTGTTGGTTTCGTGACAACACGAACCATGTTTTCAGGACGATACAACTTGACACCATAACGAGCAGTTGTTACAAACTCGTGTCTTTGGAAGTCTTTGTTGTAGTCGTAGTCCACATTAGGTTGTTGACGGAACGCACCCACGAATGGGTTTACAGACTGGTCTGCTGAGAAGAAAATGTTGACTTTACCATTGGTAGATGAGTAGTCTACATTTGAACCAGCTAAGTCTGGTAGTGCGTTGTCGGTTGCGTCTGGTAGGAAGTTTGAGCAGTATACGTCAAACCCATATACGTTTGCAATGAAACGCATACCAGTTGCTATACCGTCACGAACTAGTCCTTCAAAACGTGGGTTGTTTGACACGTTTATTACGTTGCTCAATGTGTTAAGTGTGTACTCAACAGACGGATCAACGATGGCTACCAAGTTGCTGTCTGGAACGTTCTGTTTTTTCAGAGCGTAACGTGCATAAGCAAACTCTTTTAAGGAGATAACTGCCCCTGTGCCTGTTGAACCAACACGCATTGAAATGCTGTTGATTGCTTCGGCTGAGTTAGCTGATACGCCAGATTCAGGAGCAGCGAGAGTTGTTGTCTCGAAATGTTCCATGATTGCACGTTCTTGTTCAGGTACAAAGCGTGACATTAATTCTGAAGAATAGAATAGGTCTTGCTCTGCTTTTTTAGTCATATAAGTAGCTGATGAAAGATACTTATCCACTGTGAATGTGAAGTTACCTGTGTCTAATGGACGGTAAGTAACGGCACTGTCCTCAGTGTAGTTGTCTACCTGTGCCTGACCGATAGATGGAATGTTGAAAGTGTTTCCGTCAGGAAAACCGTCAAGCATACGCACATATCGTTGTGCCATCATCTCTTCACGCAGAATATCTTTTAATTCTGATGAGTAGACCTGAGCACGTTGCAGGAACGAGGTATTAGATGTGGTCATTGCCATGTCTAAGTTCCTTTAATTATGCACCAAACTTTTCGCCAAGACGAGCTTTGTCCTCAAACATTTGTTGTTGCGTCTTAGCAGAATAGTACAAGTTACGATTTTCTCTACGTAGTTTTTGGTAGTAATCAAAATTACGCTCCGTAGAGGGTTGCATTGAAACACCCTCAGTTCGAACAGAACCAATGACCATAGGGTCAACAGGACGTTTGTTCTCACCTATAAGAGCAAAGAACGCATTGGGTGACTCAGCAGCAATCTCTCGTAAACGATCTATTGACATACCAAGCTCTGTTGCCTTCTTTTCAATTTGAGCCTTGGCTTCAGTGCCAAAGCTTCCCTCTAGCTCTTTATCAACATACTGTAAGTTGGTCTGCACTTTGGCTTGCAACTCACGTTGATTGAGTGTTTTTTCTACAAGGCTCTTCAGGTCTTCCTCGTTAACAGCCCCAGTGGTGTTCTGTGTGTTAACGCTAGTGTTATCCTTTGGCACTTCAGTGTTTACTGCACTAGTTTCAGTAGCCTTATTCTGAAGTTGGGTTAAAATTTCGCTCTGATAATCTTGCTTCTTCATATCCTCTCGCATAGTAGCTAACTGATCTTCAAGATTTTTTATGTAGCCATCTGCTTCAAGTTTACCTTTGGCAAGAGTTTCAGGGTCACGCCAGTTTTCCCCTTTTGCCTGTACGAGTTTATCAAGAAAAGATTCCTGTACAGGGGTTACTTGCTCTTGATTCTCGTTGTTCTGATTATCCTGTGTGGTTGCAGTGTTATCAGTAAATACCATAGTTTTATTCCTTACTTAGGTTAATAAGATCGAGCACTTGGGTTAGTGCTCTGTTGTAGCCGATACGATCAGCCATTTTGTGTGACCAGTTTGGATTATTATAATCTGCACTAGTCGGTCTATCCTCAAGCATAGACTCAAGGATATATTCAAGTTGTAAAAACCCTTCGCTGCTAGACAAAATAGATTGTTTTCTAGCGTCCTTTTGCTCTTGGGTTTGACAGTCTCTATACCAAGCGGTCTTCATTATTATTTCTTAGGCTTAGGTTTTTTTACTGGTTTCTTTTTAGTATTTCCGTACATTACATTCCTAGCTCCTGTTTTTGTACTAACATTTCTTCATTTTGCATCTCAGCTTCTTGTACTTCTTGCTGAGTCTCTAGTTGTTCTTGAACCATTATATTTTCTGAGAACAACGTAGGTTCACCTAACTCTTCAGCTAGGATTCTGGCAAACTCTTTACCTGACATATGTGCAGCTACAGTTGGGTCTGACAATTTAATCTGATAAAGTTGTGTTAAACTCTGTACTCTTCTAGCTCTTTCAGCAAAGTGTCTAGCTCCAATAGGAACTATTTTACCACTAGCTGTTATGTCATCCTTAGTTATTGTTTTAAATATGACAGCGTTGGTAGGTGTATCAAACACTCTTATTGTGTCAGAAATATTCATTCTTCTTCTTGATACTTCAAACATTGCATTAAGTAAAGGCTCTAGGAATACTCTTTCAAAGTGTGCAGTTTTGTGTTCGAATATTCTTGAAGCTGCGTTTTGTAAGGTCTGTACTTCAAAGGCTGTCTTCTCACCTGCTGTTCTAATACCCATAGCTTGCCTAGGAGCACCAGCCATTTCTTCCATTTTGTTTTCTAGGTTTTGTATTTGAAAGTCAGCGTTTAATGCTGTACTGTCAGGAGCTAGATAACCTACATCACCTTCTTCACCCATGTAAATACGTGTGGCTGGTGAGAAATCAAAGTCTTCTACGTCACCCCTGATCTTTAGTATTGGGTAAGCTATCTGATCAAAGACATCAGCCTTGAGGTTTTCTAGGTGATCTATACGATACTGCATACCTACAAGATTGTCAAGTGGCCCCATAGCATAAAGATTGTCTGGTCTTGGTCTCCACCCTGCATGATAGATTGGAGCGTGACCTAAGTAACTAGGGTTTTCCTCGTTGGCTAAAACATAGGCTCTATCTACTACAGTAATAATTCTGTCTTCGTGAAGTGTATCATCTTCTTCATCATAGAAATCTCCGTAGAAAGTTAAGACCTCTACATAGTTTGATTCGTAGTACTGCTCTATAGATGTAAACCCATCAGCAATAAAACCATCAGCTTTATCGTAAGAATCTGACCCCTGTACGTAAGCTCTTGCTCCCATCATTTTATCAAAGACACCCTTCATGTATTCTTTTGTTGGGTCATCCTCGATCATCTTTTTTATTTCACCTAATGTTTTTATTGATCGTATAATCTTAGGTGACTTTTGAAAAGAAGAAGCTGTAGGATTAAAACAAATATCAAAAGGAGATATTCTTACAAGTCTTGGACCTATGTAGTTTACTACTAGGTTTTCATCTTCTTTTTCTTGGTAATTTTCTTCCCATGTAACAGTAGCAAAACAGTTGCCGTATTGAATATAATCAAACAAGAGGTCTGACGCTGTATTGACAAAGCTGGATTGTCTTATCTTATTTTCCATATAAGATTGTACAGCTTCTCTTTTTGCTTTTACATTATCATCACTAGTCTTTGCTTCAAACTTGAACCAAATGTTTTGTGGAAACAAAGTAGCAAAATAATTTGCATGGAGGTTGTCCATTATTTGAGTAAGCTTTGGTGTAGTCGTACTATTTGACCAAGGAAGCATAGCGTTCTTAGTTGTACGTGTATCTGTTGCGTACAAATAATTACGCAACTCTTTCCATTCTTCTACTTTTTCACTACGTTTTGTAGTCCACTCACGCCACTGATCTGCTATTTGAACAGCCATATTATCTGGGCTTATTATATACTCTAAGTCAATAGTTTCGCCAGCCATTATCGACCACCTCTAAATTTATTATTAGCCCACACAATATTACTCTCATTTGATCTTCGTATTATTCTGGCTGGTTTTATAGCCATGTCAACAACAGAAGCTAGAGCATCAATTATGTCATCGTGAGCAGGGTTTCTTGATGACAACTCTTCTTCTAGTAGTTGAGTGTTACCACCTCTGTAATGCCAGATACTCATGTTATCGTAACGTGGTTCAAGTATCGAAGCTATCCGTTCTTGTTTATTACCTTGGTTCTTATTAGGTCTGAACTCATCAATACTTATAGCTAGTCCGTGTTGCTTGATAAGTTCTTTGAGTTGCTTGACGATTGCCATTTGTGCGACTGTTGTTTCTGCTCTGAGCTTTCTGAATGACCACTTGTTTGACATATGGAGTATGTTTTCGAAGTAATCAGATATTCTGTCAGTCCTGAATCTGTCGATGTCCAAGACGTAGACGTTGTTTTCTGCATCTATACCTATCACAACTATGGCTGTATAGTCAGCACGTTTGTTTAAACTAAAAGCAAAGTCAACAGCAGCAAATATATTTAGTCTACTGTCTTTGTAAAACATATAACCATTATCTTCTTTTATATGTTTTCTTTCGTAGTACTGAAACTTATCTGGTGATACAGGTACGTTCTCAGGGTCAGTAGGATCGTTGTAGTACTGTGCTCTAAACTGTCCTTTGTCTAGGTACTGACCACGTTTCTTGGCTAGTATCTTCATGTCAAACCCAAACCACTTACCGTCTTTGCGTTGGGTTCTAGGCCAAAGAAACTCACCTGTGCCATCACCTCGTTCTTCTACAGGTTTCTCAAATACCTCATAGATACTATCCTCACCTATCTTATCACCTCGCATATTGTACTGATCTTCTGTCATCTGCAGTAAATCGTTGTACAAGTCAGCAGGATGATACCTAGTTCCTACTACCCACTCTTTCGCTTCAGCACCTTCAATAGACGAGAGAAGAGAGTATTGACTTTTGACTTTATTGCGTCCTTCGCCTGTGTAAGCATTTTCATACACCACGCAATCATCGAGGACAGCAATGTCACAATGTAAGCCTGTAAGCGAAGTAGTGAGTCCACCAGTAAAGATCGAAGGGTCTCTAACATTTTCTTTCTTCCTTAATGGATGGTCTAACATAATCTCTGAGTTAGTCCATCGTGTTCGTTTACCTTCATCAAAGTTTACGTGATCAGGCCAATACCTTCTGTATATCTCTGATGTAAGTATTCCTTTGATAAAACCTAGTTGTTTCTCTGCGAGGTTAGCTGTAGCTGATATGTACAGTATACGCAATGTTGGGTTCTTTGTCAACTCCCAAGCTACTCTAAACGCTATTAATCTTGACTTACCGTGATCCCTAGGGAAGAGTAATAGTTGGTGCGTCTTTGAGTCAGGTCTTATCCACCAGTTACAGACATCTTCATGGGCTTGCCCTAGTACCTGCTCTGGTGCTACTAACCTTATAAATGTTACAAGATCACTTTCAGCAGCGATTCTAATTTGTTCTAATGTTGACATCTATGCTTACTTTTGGTAAACCATCCATGTTTTGTTTCCAACTGGGGTGTTAATTAAACAATAATATATGTTGCAGTAAAACCTATTCTTGTTCCAACTTTAAGGTGGTCTGCCATATTAGTTACACCACCTGTTGTTGCACCATTATCTCTAAATAATATACCTTGAGAGTGCATTTCTGCATTTATTGCGCCAGTAATACTTGAGCCAAGGTCATAAAGTGTGCCAGCCACGGCTGCTGGCAACGCTCCTTCACCAGCATTCCCAACTGTAAAAGGCAAACTTGACACAATTAAAGCAGAACTTGGACTACTAATAGCACCAATTAAAATTCTTCCTTGAACCATTACCATTCGACCAATTTTGGTATATGTTGCAATGTCTTCACTCGTATTAAGAGTAGCAGTACCACCACCACAAACAATAGTTGGGGTAAAAGTTCCCTCTTCGTAATCATCAAGAGCATTTGCAGCAGCAGTATCGGAACCAAACTTTATACCATGCTCATCAATTCTAACTCTTAATGCTGGTACGCCTGAGCCTTGAGCAGTAGTAGCAAACTCAAAACGTCCAGCAGTATCATTACTTGCTACATTGTCATTTACTTTGGCTTGTAT